TCTTAACATTAGTGAAGATCGTTTCGTTCAGTATTGCAATAGTCGTGGCTATCTTTATAGGAAGCTTGGTCTTAATGCTGTTAGCGATTCTCAATCTTTCGCTGAAAGTGTTATTCCTTTGTTTGCCAAACTCCCAACACTTATCAAAAGCTTCCCAGATTACTTCGTTTACGCACCTAAAGAAGCATATAAGCAAGAGCAGTTCTTTGTTGAATTAAAGAACGCAACTTGGGAACAAGGAAAAACTTTAGCTAAGATTAAAGTTAGAGATATAAAAAGATATATTTATTTTGAGCAATCGTTCACGAATTACCACACTAGATTTACTATCTGCTTTCCTTTAGCTGATAAGATTATTTTTAAAAGTGTAGATCAAATATTAAAGTTACTGCCAAAGTCGCAACTAAAATGCTTTCCAAATGATAATATAGAATACTTTGAAGTTCAGTTAAATTAGTGAATAGTATTTGAGATATCATCAAAATAATCAAACCAATTACAATCTTCTATCTCCCACTCAACTCCAGTTATTCTTAATTTCTTTACTTGCTTTAATTGTGATAAAAATGAATTAGAATTTACAAATGTTTCATTGTCAAAGAATCTGCACCAAACAATATCTTCTTTTATGTTATCTGAGTTTACCTTCACATAAGAAATGGAATAGGTAACTAGATAAAAATTATTCATCTTTTTGTGCTGGTCTATTTGCTAAAGTTCTTGCGATAGATTCTCCTGAACGACCAACCACATATCCACCCAAACCTATTTGTAATAATGTCCAAACATCAGTAGGTAAAAGTACTTGTGCATTTATTTTAAATAAGACTAAGATTATTGGACTAATAATAAAATTCCAAATTAGAATAGCAATCAATACATACATTAGTAATGGTCTCCAAGATGCTACAAACCAATTTGATTTAGCTTCAGCTTCAACTATTCTTGCAGTAGCTTTTAGTTCTTCAGTACCAGATTGAAGTAACTGCATATTTAAATCGTTCTTTAATTTTAATGCTAAGTCTTTGTCAGAAATAGATTTGTCTATAACTCCAAAAACTTTATTAAGAATAGGTGCAAGAGCAGTTATAGCTGGAATCATATTAATCTACTGCACAAATGTTTATCTGACCAGAACCATCACCTGATTTAATAAAAGCAACTTTATCGCCTGACTTAAATGCAAAGTATTGTACTGAATCTTGCGTACACATAATATCTTCTTCAGTAGCAGTTGGATTTGCACCGAACCTAACGTGAGCATGAGTTCCTGAGATAGCTATTCTAATAATACCTGATTGAGTTATAATAGCTGATGATTGAGCAGATGTAGCACCAATAGTGTGTGTTTCTGGTGTAAAATCTGGGTCTATTCTTATAATGTCCATATTGTTCTCTAAATGTTCTAAATTTGCCTATTTAAACCCTCAAAATACCCCTAAATTTTAATGGTATAGGAGTTTTTAAGCTGTTTCTCATTATAAAGCCAATATGCTTTAAAATGCGTTTAAATCAGATTTATGCTATTTACTACTTTTAATTGAATCTTTAAGTAGTTCAATATAATGAATTGCTTTATCTAAATCAGCAATTAATCCCTTCTCTCTAAATCTTAAAATATACTTTATGACATTACCTTCACAAAATCCAATATTATTTTTTAATATAAATTCTATTGGTTGAATCTTGTATTTTTTATAGTGATTGCCACCAACTTGTTTTTTATAAGACTTCATAAACAGTTCTTCCATTTGCTTTGTATGCTCTTAAATACATTTTACGATTACCAGCTTTATTGTAACTTACATGAACCCACCCTGAATTGATTTCTTCAGGTTTCCAAAATTCTAAAATACATTGGTCAAATTCTAAATGATTAACTATCCAGTCAGCAAGTTCTTTATTAGGAACTCCTAAGACTTCGCAATCAACTGCCATTCCAGTCGTGTGCTGACTTCTTTCAGATGAACCTATTGCTTTGCATAATTCAGGAGAACGATAACCTGAAGTTATTTTAATATCGCCAAAATGATTTACTATTGGAGTGATTACTTCGTAGATTAATGTTTGTAAGTTAATTAGAATTTGGTCAGTTGGAGTATTATCTATTCCAAGTCTTGTAGCTGTCTCGCTAAACAGTAATTCTTTTAAACTAACTTCCCTATCCATTTTCCTTCTTTGTTAAGTACCATTGGCATAAGTCTTGGAGTAGAATCTATAATCATTCCACAACCCATTAGAAATTTTGTTTTAAAGTTTTTAGAATAAGTAAAAGCCATATTAGTTTGTTGTATCAAACAACCTACTTGCATGGCAAAAAATAGTGCATCAGGATTAGCCCAGTATTCAATCTTGAACTTAGAATGGAAATGTCCCTGCACACAACTCATTCCATTAATCTGAGATACTTTAGTTACATCAGCAGATATTCCATGAGTAAAGAAACATCTTTGTTTATTTGGAAGTGTTAGTGTTAAGTTATCTACCCAATTCCATTTTTTTACATTTAAGAACTCGTTATATTCTTTTAGGTAACCTCTGGGTATTCCTGATTTAATTGCTCTACGATAAACTAAGCTAGAATGATTTGAGTCTAACAAAGTCATCTCAGGAAATATTGATTCTAATTCTTTAATGAAATCTTTTGCTCTTACAAGTTCATGTCCAGCAGAAGCTAAATCTGGGTTATGGTCATGGAACGAAAGTGCGTGGCAATCAATCTCATCACCTATGTTTACAATCGTATCTGGCTTATATTGTTTTTTAATTTCTTTTAGGAACTCAAATGAATCTGGTCTATGATATGGAATATGTAAATCAGAAATAACTAAGATTTTTTTATTCATAAACTAACTAGTAGTTGTATTCGTTTTAATTGGCAATACTTACTTAGCTAAGAATAAAGTCAATAAAGCCATACTTAAAGTGCCTAATGCAATAAATATAGACCAAAATAATTTTTCTAATCTTTTTTCTAATTTATATACTGTTGTGCCTAATATTTTTATTTCTCTACGAATACCTGTAATATGACCCCTTAGACTTATTAATTCTTCTGATTGTGTTCTTGCCATTGTCGTTTAAGCATTTGCAAGACTTTAGCAAGAGACACTCTCCATTAGCTAATCTGTAAATGCACATTAAATTTTTGTGCATTAATATCAAATTAGTTTGTCAAAATAAAGTTATTTTTTGTATATGTTTTGAACTGTGTCTAAATAGTTCTTCCAAAATGATTTTGCATCTTCAAAAGCATCTGCGTAGAATTTAGTCCAGTAGTTCTTAATGTCAGAATAGTTTAACATTGAGTTCTCCTTTGAGTAAAAGTTATTTTCTTCAGTCGTATATATCATGCAGGATATATAATTGTGCAACGCACAAAATTCAAGACTATTTAATGTTTAAATGTATTTTAATTGACTCTATAAAGTCATTGATTGCAAGTTCGTACTTCCAACCAAGATAAACTCCTAGAATAACCCCAAGTATAAATATTATCATGTAATTGTTATATTTTAGATTTGCAAAATCTGCAAGTTATGTTTTTCCTTCAAACAAATGGAAGTGGGGTTTTGTCATTCGTTAGTTCAGGCGGAAAATTTGAATCTGCTTTATTTCATGTAAGAGATGAAAAAGCTAGTGGTAGTCATGGTGGTACTAGTGTTGCTGGTTCTTTTCAAACTAGAGTTTTAAATACTTCTTTAACTAATGAAATTTCTGGTGCTTCATTATCATCAAATCAAATAACATTATTTATAACAATATTGATTATGTAAAAGTAAAATTAAGAAACATAACAGATAGTTCAGATACTATAATTGGAACTGGTACTTATATGTATGTTGCTGACACATCATGGTCAGAACAATGGATAATTGGAAGATTTACAATATCTGCACAAAAAACTTTTGAATTACAATATCGTTGTGGAACTGGTATTAATAATACTGGTTTGGGTCATCACACTACTTATGGAACAGAAGTTTATTCAGATTGTCAAATATGGAAAGTAGCATGAAATACTTAATAATAAAAAATAACATAAATGTAGCTTAATATGAAATACGCATTAATAATAGATAACAAAGTAGTTCAAATATCTTATCCTTATGTAGAAGGATATGTTGAAGTAGATGATAATGTATTTGCTGACATGATTAGAAAACCAGATGGTTCTTTTAATTATTCAGATGAGTTTTTGGCAAAACAAGAACAATTTAAAATCGCAGAACAAAACAGAATAGCACAAGAAAAAGCTAGAAAAGAATCAGCTATTGCTAAGTTAAAAGCACTTGGTTTAACTGAAGAAGAAGTTAAGTCTATTCTTTAGGGTACTTTAATTTAATCGCAGAAATTCTATCTTTCCACGCATCTAAACCACTATGATAAATCTCATCTAATTGAGATTGCCAATTACCATATTCCTTGCGTCTATTTTCATAAACATCTTCTAATGCTTGTAATTCTTTTTGCTTATCTAATATTTGTTTATTAGTAATGTTTGTTGGGTTTCCATCATGCCATTCAAGAGTATTAATATCATCATCTGATACACTTACTTCCGAACCTTTTTTAATTGATAGTATTGCAGTACAAATATCTATTTTCATAATTATCCTTTAATTTCAAAAAGTGTAATACTAGCTTTACAACTAGCAGAATCATTTGCCCCATTATCGTTTATTGCCATTGTATTATCACTTAAATTAGTTCTCATTCTAACTTCATAAGTAG